CGAGCACCTGCCCCAGCTGCGCCAGGTAAAGCAGGATTCATGCGCAATGCCGCAGAGTACTTTGCCAACAAAACAATGAATGCTGCTGGCATTCCTTTAGACCAGCAAGGTGGAACCACAGGCTGGCATCCTGGCGGCCACATGGCTACTAGATTGGGACAAGGTACTACAGCTATTAACCAACAAGAAGCTGCGATTGCTTCACAACTCAGTCGTGAATGGCTAAATCAAAAAACTTTGAATCAGAAACCTTCTAATCTTGCACCGAATGAAATTAAAGCTGCCGCTGATTTGATCAATCAAGCAGGATCAAATTTACAAATTAATACTGACAACATTGTAAAACTGGTAAAGAAAACAGTCAATGACCGGCAGGCTACGCAACAGGCTGCGCAACAGCAGGCAAAAAACAATTACCGTAACGCATTGAACATGAAAAAGAATCTCGAACAAGATCCTGCTGCAGATGAAGCAGAAAAACAACGCATGGCAGATCTTGTTAAACAAACTACAGAACAAATGAAACTTGCAGGACTTGGTAACGAAATAGCGGCAGTAGCTGCATCTATTTTACGCACTCAAGACTCACAGGTATTACCAACACAAACATCTGCTACTACCAACACATCGTTGCCTACTGTTAACCCGTATGTTAAGAAAGTAACCGAATCTTTGATCTGGAGCAAGAACTTTGATCCCAGCAAACAGCTATATCGTCGAATGAAACAAGGACAAACTCAATGAGATTACTAGAAGGCGGTAACGTATTCAAAGATGCTGATGGCCGACCATTAACAGGCCGCATCAATCAAAGCGATGTGCCTGCCACAGTACAATGGTTGGAAACACTCACAGGATTAGAATTCCCACGTGAACGTTGGCTGGGATCAACTGGTCGCAAGCCCACCTCGGGCGATATGGACATGGCAGTTGATGCCAGTGAAATAAGCAAAGAACAACTGGCAGCAAAACTCACACAATGGGCCGTAAGTCACGGTCAAGATCCCAAGGCCTGGGTGAAAAAGGGTGGCGAAGTTCACTTGCGCACACCCATTAATGGCAATCCTCAAAACGGATATGTTCAAACAGACTTCATGTTCTTTCCTAACCTGGACTGGGGACAGTTCTACTATGGCGGTTCAGAAGATAGTGCTTATAAAGGCATGAATCGTAATGTGCTGATGAGTTCAATAGCCAAGCAACTGGGACTCAAAGTAGGCGCAAATGGCATGTTCAGCCGCACAACAAATCAACTGGTAGATGGTGGCATGGATCCAGACTATGTGGCCAAAACTTTGTTGGGTCCAAAGGCCACTAGAGAAAATCTCAAGAATGTGGAAAGCATTTATGCTGCTCTAGCACGTGACCGGGACCGCGATGCCAAGCTGGCCGACTTCCGTGAATACCTGGGCCGTGAAGGTTTACAAGAGCCTGGCGCTGTTAACGAAAATACAGAAGTAAACTTCCTAGCAAAACTGCGTGACAGAATTGTAAATCAAGGCATGCAACCCTTGATTGAAACTGAAAAAACAAACCCATATCAAATCTACGAAGCAGAAGAAGGTAATGTAGGTGGTAGAGCCAAAGGTATTGAACACTTGGAAGATCTTGTGTTCCGCAAAGGCTCACGCGGAGTTGACGAAGCACTGGCCATTGTTCAACATGCTGCCGAAGCACCACAAAAGACCACTAGCGTAAAATGGGACGGCAAACCTGCTGTGATATTTGGCCGCAAGCCCGACACAGGAGAATTTGTGCTTACAGACGGATCAGGATTTGAAGCCAAGGGATATGATGGACTTGCTACTTCGCCCCAAATGATGGCACAAATACAAAGCACAAGAAAAGGCGAGCGTGGCGAATTGGTTCAATTGTATGCTGATCTTTGGCCACAGTTAGAAGCAGCTACACCCACCAACTTCCGTGGCTATGTCAAAGGCGACTTGTTGTACTACCCCGAACAGCCCTGGGAAGAACAAGCTGGCAATCTTGTGTTCAAACCCAACACAGTGCAATACCGCATACCTGCCAAGAGCGCACTGGGCCAACGAATTCGCAACAGCACCACAGGCATTGCCATGCACACCATGTATGCTGATCAAGGCGAGCCCAAGCAACCACTCAGCAGAGTGAAATTTAATGAAGTTCCGGGATTGTTCTTGATCGAACCAATTTATGGTAAAGGTATCACACCTCAAGATCCTGCACAGTCTAAAGAGCAAGCAGCATTGATCAAACAGATTCAACAAATACGCCGCAGCAAGGGTGCTGCCATTGATACTTTGTTCAATCCTGCAGAACTGCGAGCCATGCAAATCACAGACTTGGCCAAGCTGTGTGTGGACTATATCAACAAACGTATCAATCCAGACTATGCAGGTTATACTGGAGACTTTTCTAACTTGATAGGTGATTTTGGCCAGTTCCTGCAGAGTACAGTGACTTCTAAAAAGTTCAACAATATTGTGGAATATTTAAAAAGTCCTGCCAGCAACACAGAAGGCCTGGCAGCTGCCTTTACCTTGTTTATCCTGCTACACGATTTGAAGCTGGATATGTTGCGTAATTTGGATTTGAAAGATCCCGGGCACGAAGGTTGGGTAATGGCTACTCCCGCAGGCTATGCCAAAGCTGTTAATCGCTTTGATTTTACTGCTAGAAATCGAGGCCAAAACAATCCTCAACAGGCGTGATTTTTGCCAAAAGACTAAATAAAAGCAGGTCCACCAGGACCACTAACTTTAAAGGATTTTTATCATGGCATATTATACCCCCGTAAATGGTGACGCACAACCAGTATTCGCATTAGACACACGCAACGGTCCTGTTGCTGCTAGTTCTTCTGTTGTTGGTCAACCAGTTCAACCTCAAGGTCCAAAACTGGACTTCTATCGCGTTGTTGCTAACGTTTCTATTGCTGCCGAACAAGGTGTGCAAGAGTATGTGGCTAACGTGATTCAAGCAGTGCAACAAACTGCTACTGTTGCAATGTATCAAGTTGATACAGTGGGCGGCGTTGGCGTTATCAGCTTTGCTACATACCCAACAGGTGCATTTGGTAACTCAGCTGCCAATCCACCTACCACAACCAGTACAGCAATCTTCTTGGCTGCTGCTAACGTGACATACACTGGCTTCCAGTTGGATACTTGCCAGAGCTTGGGCTTCAAACTAGCTGCTTCTTAATCTGAAGTAAAGTGTAAACTTTATACCCCGGAATTAAAAACTCCGGGGTTTTTCTTTGTCGTTAAATACCCGCAGAATGAATATATTATGCCGGACCCTATTTGATTGCACATGCACTGGCATCACTGGGCACTTTCGCTCAAGTCAAGTGCCGTATCCTGATCGCACAGGCCGATTGATAAACGATATAAACGACTGGAACCGTGCTAGGAATCAACATCGCAACTGGGAAACTATCATGCAAATGATCAGCCTGCGAGCACAACCTACCATTGTGCAAGAACCACACTGTGTGGATAGTATATGGCAGTTTGAATTCAGTGTGGAAACACCCGGGGTATATTCTACCAATAATGACGTTGACAATCTAGATGGGTTACTGAATGAGTGTGCCGGCATACCAATGGTTGTGGGACTGGATGAATCTGCTGCTATTGAGCCCAGTTTAACCATCAACGGGCCAAATCAAAACTTGTGGTTTGAAACCATAAATAAATGACTGGGAACCAAACAATGAGCGATACCACCGACATCGAAAAGAAAAGTCTTGAGGCACATGTAGAATTGTGTGCTGAGCGCTATCGTCTGCTAGAAACCAAACTGGAATCAATGGATGAAAAGATAACCACTCTTTTTGGTGTAATAGCTGAACTGCGCGGCATGTTACAAGCATCCAATGCCAAAAACAACGACAGGCTAATCAGTTGGGGTGCAGGTATAATTGTTACCCTGGTGGGCGCTCTAGGCTGGGCGGCTGCACATTTGATTAAACTATGACTCAAGAACAAAAATTAGAACGCTGGGCCGAGCGTGAAGTTCGCCGCAATATCCACACCATGATTGTGGATGATGAATCAGGCGGGTATGTGGCATTTGGTCGATATCATTTGCGCCCATCTCATCAGTCTTTTGAAGTATACACCACAGGCGATAATTTTATAGGCACTTTCAGCAACAAACGCACAGCAATCAGTTGGTGTGTGGCAGACAATCACAATCAGCTGAGACTGGCACAAAGCATCAAGACTTTAGACACCAAAAAACAAACGCTGTCAGCAGACATATACTGTAGACGTCAAGTGGCTGATCGTAGCCGAAACAACGGATTTAGCGAAGTAGTGCTGACCAAGTTACAACCCAAGGTTCAACAGCATGCCTTGGTGGATCAGGAACTTGAAAAATGTTTAAATTCGGCTAAATATATACAACTTAGGGGATTCCAAAATGAAACTGCAAGAACTAGCGGCAACCAAGCCAACTAAACAAATAGCTCGTGTATTCGAAAGCTATTTTGGCTCACGCATGAAGTTTGACCAAATCACTGGCAAACAAGCTCAACAGATGTTGAAGCGTGTGCGTGGCGTACTAGGCGAGACTCGTCGTCAACCATCGTTCCATCAAAGCGAACGCAATCCAGCTTATCTCAAGCTATTGATGGTCGAACAGGCATTGACTGCTAGAATTAGAGAAGCTGCCATGCCCGGCGCTCCTGCCGCTCCCGGCGCTCCTGCCGCTCCTGGCGCTCCTGCTGCCCCAAATTTATCACAAGCTACTTCAACAGTTAAAGATCCAAAGCTAAAAGCTGCTTTAGACAAAAGTACCAAAGGCCAGACCCTTACACCAGACGAACAAAAGATGGTTGCCGGTGCTGCTATGATGGCTGCTGAAAGCCGTCTGCGCCGTACTTACAAAATGTTGAAAGAATCCGAAGTGCAACAAGCCCAAGTAGTGTTGGCTGCACAAGACATGGTTGACAAGATGCAATCAATGTTGGAAGATGCCAGCGAAATGCAATTTAAAGAACTTCCAGCTCTAGTTGATTCAATCAAGAATCAAGTGGGCATTGACCAAGCTGCTCAGTTCAACACAGATGCCACAGCCGCACTTACCGGGTTGGTACAAAATCTTCAAGGCGCCAAGCAACAACTTGATCAGGCACTTGGTGTGGTAACTGGTGCAACACCTCCACCTGATGCTGGTATGGCTGCTATGGGCGGCGCACCTGCACCTGGTGCTGAAATGGCTGCTGCCGGCATGGATGACCTAGACGCTGCTGCTGCCGCCGCAGGAGGCGAGATTGCACCTCCTCCAGAAGAGCCAGCCGCAGTTCCCCCTGCCGCACTTGGTCGTG